ATTTCCGGGCGGGATTTTTTTGCACTCCGGCCGCCGGATGACTCTATTGACGAACACCCTAAAAAAAGGTATACTGTACAGGTACAATTGAATATTGTCGGGGTGTTGCGCAGTTGGTAGCGCGCCTGCTTTGGGAGCAGGAGGCCGCGAGTTCGAGTCTCGCCACTCCGATATGAATAAAACCCACGATACAGCGCTTGAAATATAGCGTTCATCGTGGGTCTTTTTGTTCGATTTGATGGGCGAAAATGCCCGTTTGTGCGTTATTTGTGCGTTATTGACTCAAAAACTGCCCTGCGCGGCGCTCTGGTCGCCCTGAACACAGGACACAAGAGCGGCATATCTGGCCTTGAAGATGTCCATAAGGACTTGCACCGCTCGGCCCTGCTGCACCGCGTTCCCCTCCTCGGTCGCGTCGTCCACCATCTTGATGCACACAGCAACATCTCCCATTGCAATAACAGCGCTTTCAACATCTACTCGATTCATTGTGAAAATCTCCCTTCAAAATAAATCCCGGCGGGCTTTCTCTGCGCCGCCGGGTCAGCGGTTCAATATCAGGCGTTCAGGGGCTTCACTTGGGAGGCTCCAAAGAACGATGCTCGGTAGGTCTGGCCGTCGCCCTTGCTGCTGTGGATGAGAACCACTTGGAACAAAGCTTTTGTGCCGTGCAGGACTTCATAGCCTGCGGCTTTCCAACCTGCCCATGTGTTCACCTGCTCGGCCACGCCTGCGGCCTGCTGGGCTTTCTCAATGCGCTGGGCGTTGATAGGTTCGGCCTTTGCGCTGTTCCATGCCCGGTGCAGGCACTCGCCAAAGGCGGCAACGCCTTTCCGGTACAGCTTCCACGCCTTGTGCATGATCTCCGAAAGATTGTATTTTTTCATACTGTCCTCGCTTTACATTGCGGGCCAGCCCTGCTATACTGGGCTTGACCCTGTTGTTGGGTTTGGCTCGGTGTTGTAGTTGGTAGCTCTCACCGGGTCATTTTTCATATACAGCGGCGGGAGTGGGTTACTGACTTAGCATGCGTTCACGGCTTACAGCGCTTCCGGTTCTTACTTCGCCCCTTGCCTTCCGGTCGTGCTCCCTTGCTGTGATTCTATTATAGTACTGTTTACCGTACAAGTCCATTGACGGATTTGACAAGGTTTACAGTGTATTTCTGTGCATGTTTGTACTGTTAACCGTTCTGATTTTGTGATATACTGTTTACAGAACAGGAGGGAAAGAAATGGTTACTGAGGCAAGAAAAAGAGCCAATGCCAAATGGGACAAAGAAAACATGGTCGTTCTGGCCTGCAAGGTCAAGCGGGAAACGGCGGAACAGTTCAAAGCCGCTTGTGCTGCGCAGGGGACAACGTCCAATGCGGTCTTGCAGCAGGCCGTGAAAGCCTATTTGGAGCAAGGCCAGCACTCCGCCGGGGATGAAGTGAGCCAGACACACCCCACCGCAAGCCGTGAGGGTGTAAGCCAGACTGACACCCCATCACCGGCAGATGGAGTATCAAACGAGATGCGCGGTGCAATGGACGTTCTGAAAGCAGCAGCGGCGGCTCAGATCGCCGACGCTTCCCACGAGATGCGGAACACCAACACGAAAGAGGACGACGAGACAGAGGCCCGGCGGGCTGCGCTGCTGGAAAGTATCAAAGGGCTGTAAGGCTGGGAAGGATGTTGAACGATGCCAGACCACGCCAAACAGGTAGGCGTACTGTGCCAGCGCGTAATTGATCTTCTGGGGCTGTCCATGACAGAGGGGCAGAGTATTCTACTCGGTGAATCTAATATAGCCCACATGGTTAGCCGCCACCCGGCGGATTTTGCCCTCTATGGGGAATATATCCCGCTGATTCTGGCCGCGCCGGACTATGTGGCCCTGAACGCAAAGGACGGCTCGATTGAATACGTCAAGGAAGTGCAGGTGAACAGCGTCTATGTCAAGGTCGCCGTCCGGGTCTCCGCGCGGGGACAGCTCTTTGCCCGGTCGGTCTACCGCCTGAACACGAACCGCGTTCTAAACTTCATCGAAAAAGGCACATTGAAACGATACTAAACGAACCAACATGAATTGACATTTTTTCGTGTTCTGGTATAATAGACTTGCAAAGAGAACCAGAGGGCAGAACAGGCAGCTGCCGCCCATTGTTAGGAGATGCGGGAAACGTCACCCCGCCTGATTCTCGAACAGAAAGAGGCCGTTGCAGAGATGCAGCGGCCTTTTGCTATCACTATGGAGTGAGCCAGACGCACCCCACCGGCAAGGAGGCGGCATTGTATGAGAATCGTGAAAGTTGGAGAAAGCTATATCTGCCCGGTCTGCGGTGAGTACACGTTTGAGTATGCCGGGGATTTTGATATTTGCCCGGTGTGCAACTGGGAGGATGATCTTTGCCAGCTCGAAAACCCGGATGAAGAAGACTGTGCCAACCACATGAGCTTAAATCAGGCCCGCGAGGCGTGGGCGCATGGTCGGCGGGTCGATGAATGGGAAGACGAATGACCCGCCGGGCGGGTACAGTATGGAGGTCGTAACGCTGCGGCCTCCTTTTTGTTTTGCCTGTGCATACTCTCGCAACGTCTGGCAAGTGCCTAGAACGGGCGATGCACTGCCCGGCGGGAAAGTTGATGCAGACATAAAGAAAAGCCCTCACGCCTCTGTTTCTGAGGCCGTGGGGGCTTCGTGGGTCATGCGGCGAGTAGGTTACTCACCCACAACGCCGTTGTTGCTGGTGGCCGGGTCGGGGTTGTCGTGGTACTCCATGCGCAACTGCGCCTTGCCGTGTTCGTCGATGTAGGGGAGAATGCAAAGGGTATCACACTGGATTACACCGTCTTTATCCTCCCATGCCTCCATCTCCACGAACAGTGCGCCGCACTCCTCATGGAGGGCAGCAATCTTTGCGCCCTGCACCAGTTCTTCAACTTCGGGCAGTGTAGTGTTTGCGTATACGGTCATTGTACAACTTCCTTTCTCTGTGTGGGTGTATCTTCAGGGATGCCGGATTGCATCCCTTGAACCTGTTTTGTGGGGGCTGTCCGCCGGACGGTCACGCGGATTGTCTGCGGACGCTGAAAAAATGTGCTTGAAAATTAGTTGATGCTATGATAAAATATCGCTGCACATCCTTTGTTGTTGAAAGAGGCCCGCGGGCATGGCGTATCATGTCGGCGGAACTTCTCGGAATTGTTCCGGGCAAGAGATTGGAACCAGCGGTGCTTTCTGACGGCTTACCGCTGGTTCTTTTTTTGCCCTTTTTCTGTGACGGCACAGTTTTGTGCAGTCGGACGGCTCAACCCTGAGCAGCCTAACGGGCGTAAGATTGCGCTCGTCAATACACTTTTGGATGCGCTCAAAACTGAGCGTTTCAGATTCCCGCGATGGCTGCGCCCTCGGTGGAGCTGATGCCGGTACGGATGTATGAGTCTGCGCCGGTGTTCCCGGCGGCGCTCAGATACGGGGTCACTTCCTCGAAAGCATCAAGGCAGGCCCGCAACTCGCTCTTGTACTTGCTGTATGTCCTCAGATGCCGCAAGGCCCGCCGGTGTGCTTCGCTGGCAGATGCCCGGCTACTGTAGCCAGCGAGTGCGGCAGAAACAACCAGAGGGACGTTGTGGAAATAATGCTCGGCCAACAGGACGCGGTAGCCGTCGGGCAAGCCGTCCAGCGCGGCCAGAATGACCCGCCGGGCGTAAAGGACAAGGTCTCTGTACTCCACGCTTTCCAGCTCTGCGGCTGCGCCTGCATCCTCCAACGTGTCCTCAAGGGTGATACTGTCCTCGTTCGAATATAGGGCCTCTGCGGTGCTGTCGGCATATTGTAGGCCGTCCCGGCGGCTGGTGCGCACCCCTGCTTCTTCTGCAAAGCGCTTTTGTAGGAAGTATTTCAGCAGGGTCAGGAAAGATTTCTCTCTCGTCTCGTCGAATGCCTGCACGGTGTCATAGACGGCGAAAAAGCCAGCTTGCACAAGGTCTTCGGCGGTCGTCATGCCGGCTGTGTTGTTCTTCGCATAGTAAACGGCCTTTTTCTTGACAAAGCCTTTCACCGCGTTCCATAAGTCCAAAAGCGTTTCCTCGCTGCCGTCTCTGGCACGGACAGCAAGCGCATTCAATTCCGCTTTCTTCAGATTATCGCCTCTTTTTTCGGTTATACGCGTCCATGATGGCGTTAAATTCTTCATCGCTCAGGTCTTCCATAAGGTGAACAGCGCCGCGCAACTCCTCATCACTCCAGCCGTCGAACTCATGCCCTGCACCGCTCTGATCGCTGTTTTCTTTCCGGGTACGTTCTACTATCAGCGCCTTTGAAAGCAGCTCGGAGGCTTTCAGACGGTCAGCTGGTTTTGATGCCTGATCTCTCATTGTGACACTCCAAAAGCTGTATATCTCCTCAAGGGTGGCTGTGTTCTCGGCGATGATCTGGGCGTTACGCTGGGCCAGATACTCCCGGATGTCAACATAAGTCAACAACCGCTGCCCGATGCTCCGGGCGCTTTTGGGGCTGTACCCGGCTTTTATTGCGGCCTCGGTGGCGTTGCCGCTGAGAAGGTAGGCTTCACAGAAAGCCCGCTGCCGCTGGTTCATCGTGTGCCGTCTCCCGGCGGGTCAAGCGTGGTCTGATCGCCGCACTGGGCCAGCGCTGCACCGACTGCGGCCAGCTTTCTGAGGCTGGCAAGTCCTCGCGCCTGTTCCCGATGATAGAACCGGACCAACTCTTGACGGCCTTTTTCTCCCTCCGCCGGGCGGAAGTACCCACCGGGGCGCGTGGTGGTGTACAGCACAAAGAGGCCGTTTTCCAGCTCCTGCGCTGCCATTGCCCGGCGCTCTCTCCTCGTGATGCCTAACCGGCGTTCTATCTCCTCGCCGGGGATAGCGTTTTCTTCCCCTACGGGCAGAATGTCATAGATTCGCATTGTGTTCTCCCTCCTGTTTGGCCGCTCGGTGTCTGATGATCGCCGGGTGGCTTTTTCTTTTTTGTGCTTTCTTGCGCGCCCTGCGGGCGCGTTCTTTCCCCTTTTTTCTTTTTTTCTCTATGATGCCGTTTATCTTTACAACAGACCTATGTACCCTCTGTATCTGCTTCTGCCTCTGCTTCTGCTTCTCTAAGGCAGGCTTAGGGGGGCTTAGGGTCTCTTAGGGGGGCTAAATTTTCCTTCCGTTCTTGATAGCTGCACCGCGTTTTCCGTTTTCAACGCTATCCGCATAATCTTTTTTGGCTTCGTCAATATACGGACGGAACACACCATTGAACACAATTTTTGCAAGCTGCGACAACTCCGACTCGTTCACTTTCTCATCGTCGAAATAGGCAAACGCGGCTTTAAGCCCACTTCCAACATCTTCGTCCGGTATTGAGTCGATAATGTCCCGACGATTAGCGAACATTTTCCACCATGACGGCTTTTTTTCTCTTGCCATTGTTAACACTCCATTCCCGTTTTACCCGTGACGGCTTTCCAGCTCCGCCGGGTCGTCACCTTCGTTGAAGTAGGCGGCGAGGCTGTCCATGTTGATCAACCAGCGGTTGCCGACACAGACAAAGCGAACCTTACCAGCGCGGCAGAGATTCCGCAAGAAGTATTCAGAGATGCCGAACTTGGCGGCAGCTTTCTTGACAGAAAGCATATTCGGATAGACTGCGGTGTTGTTCATGGTGACCTCCTATTTTAACGGTTAAGCGTGATTCGTACGGCTGTACATCGGTGCAACCTCATGTGTTGCGGCAAGTATATAGCAATCGGCCATTGTTATCAAGATTTTTGTTCTGATATAAAATATTCCGAATTTTGATTTTTAATATTGTGGTTTGATTCATGCCGTGATACAATGAAACGGGAGGTGTTACAAATGGGCACAACAAAATTCTCCGCACGTTTAAAGCTCGCACGGGCTAAAGCGGGAATGACACAGGACGAACTTGCAAAAAAAGCAGAGATGACCCAAAGCAAAATTTCAACGTATGAAAGCGAGAAAAACGACTCGACTCCCGGACTTGATGCGGCGGCGGCTCTTGCAATGGCTCTCGGTGTTTCGCTCGACTGGCTGGCGGGTATTTCGGACGATGAAAAAACAGATATTGAAATATCTGGTCGGGATTTTTTAAGAAAGCTGATTGACCTACTCTTACACGATGGTGCGTCATGGGAAGATAAGGCCCTGAACGAAATTGTGGGGGATGGTATATACATTCATTTTGGCAGTTCTTCCCTAAATGGCCTTGACTGTGAGATTTCAAAACTTTTTGCATTGAAAAAGGCTCTGAAAGATACCAACATTGCGGAAGACTTTGCTAGCAAGGCAATGGATTCTGTGATTTCTGATGTTGTGGAAAAGTATGGAGATTATTTTGAAGTTCTTCCGTTTTAATTTGGAGGTGCAAAAAGAATGGCTCAGATCGTGAAGCGAAAGAATAAAAACGGCTCCACTTCCTACCTGTTCCGGGTGTCTACCGGGTATGATCGGAACGGCAAGCAGGTCACAACGTCCCGCACCTTCACCCCTCCGCCCACCTTGACCGGGCGCAAGCTGGAAAAGGAAGTGCGCCGCCGGGCAGATGAGTTTGAACAGGAAGTGCATAACGGTCTTGCTCTCGATGCAGATATGAAGCTGGATGACCTGATAGACCGCTGGTTTTCGGAGTACATCGACAAAAAGTGTAAGCCCAAAACCGGGGTAGAATATCGGTATCTTAGGCCGCGTATCTCTGCGGCGCTGGGTCACATGAGGGTAAACCAGATAAGACCCTCGCACCTGATGGCCTTTTATTCCAGTCTGGAAGAGGCGGGAGCGCGGCGGGATTCTGTATATCTGGCAACGCCTGCCCTTCTCAAAGAGCTGCCACGCGGTAAGCGGCAGGAGACCGCAAAGGCTGCGGGCGTGGGCGGGCGCACAATGACCTGTGTTTGCAACGGTACACCGGTAAGCCGTGCCTCAGCTGAGAAGGTAGCCCGCGCCGCCGGGGTGATCTTCTCCAAAGCATTCACCGAACAGGTCAAAGAGGGCGGCAAGCTCAACGGGAACACGGTGCAGCACTATCACCGGATGTTGTCCAGCGTCTTCACAAAGGCTGTGCAATGGGGCATTGTGGAGGATAACCCGGTAAAGCGGGCAGAACCGCCAAAGGGAGAAGCTGTTGAAGTGTCCTATCTGGAAGAGGCCGATGCCGCGCGGCTGCTGGCTGCGCTGCATGATGTTCCGCCACAGTACAGCGCTATGGTGCAGCTTGGTTTGTTCACAGGGATGCGCCGGGGCGAGATTTGCGGCCTGCGTTGGTCAGATATTGATTTCAATGCTTCCACCATCTCAGTAAACCGCACAGTGGAATACATCCCGCACGAGGGGCTTATCTTCACCGCACCAAAAACCAAAGCGTCAAACCGTACATTCAAGGTAGGTGCAAACTGTATGGATATGCTGAGGGAGTACCAGCTCTATCAAAAGGCGGAACGGCTGCGCGTTGGGTCGATGTGGGCGCGTACTGTGCAGGTGGAGAACGGAAAGACGGTGCAAAATGATCTGTTGTTTACCAGCTGGGACGGAACACCCTTTGATCTGGAAAGATTGACAACATGGTTCCCGCACTTCCTGCGGGCGCATGATCTCCCGGCGGTGCACTTCCACAGCCTGCGGCACACTTACGCAAGCCTGATGATAGCCGCCCACGTTCCCATCACAACGGTTTCGGGCCGTCTGGGCCACGCTCAGACCTCCACCACCACGGATATTTACGCGGGGTTCATCCGCACAGCAGACGCGGCAGCGTCGGACGCAATGGAAATTGTTTTTGACAACATCCGCGAAAAGAGCCGGGCATAAAAAGAGCGGGCAAAGGCCGCTGTATAATACCTCTGTCCGCTTTATCGCACCGCTGTTTTGTGCGTTATTTGTGCGTTATTCATCCAAAATGAAACAAAACCAAAGAGAATCGCTTTGAAGAAATATGACGGTGATTCAATATAAAATAAGACGATTTGCAACCATTCAATCCGATTTTGGGCATATTTGGGAGCAGGAGGCCGCGAGTTCGAGTCTCGCCACTCCGACCACAAGAAAAGCCGCCCGGAAGCGTCTGAGCACGTTTCCGGGCGGGGTTCTGGT